ACTCCAACGCCTCAAATATAGGAACCAATAACACCTTAGAATCATCCACTAACTCAGGATAAGATAGGGAAAGAGGAGTCTTCGAATTGGTAGTGGAAACCAAATGCCTTTTAAGTTTTATCCATGACTCCAAATCCCCATGAATCTCACTCTTTAAACTTCCACCTGCCTTACACTTAAAACAATGATATAAAACTTTTTCTATATTAATATAAAAATGCCCACTATCTGTCTTACAAAAAGGGCAGGAAACTATTAATTGATTAGTGTCATTGGAGAATATATATTCACCAGAAAATACTATTGATATTATATGATCTAAAACTTCTTTTTTATTTATTCCAGTTCCCATATTCTTTGCCTTCCAAAATCAATCCCCAGCAAAATCCTCTCATGTCTAATAGCATCACGCATTTTCGCTGTATAAAGAGTAATACGCTCAAGTTGCTCATCCTCTAATGTTTGACCAAACCCCAACACTATATCAGCAGATTCTATTTTCCCATACGCCTCTGACACATCCTCTACCGACACAATCTCCTTACCCGTTCTAGTTTTATTCACCTGAGAAGCAGTCCAGTGAACAACTTTAAGTAATCCCGCTGCTGCCTTACAAGATTCAAAAATTTCCCGATATTCATGTCTAGGTTCCGATCGTCTATTTGGTGGACAAAACCGATCGGCATAATCGGTAATTATCACATCTACCTTTCGTCCCTGCGTCTCCTCTAATGATCGTACAAACGAAATCACATCAGATATTTTCGTAACCCTTGTAGTTACCTGCTTAATTTCACATCGACCAGAGGTTCTGGACAACACCCTATCACGTATTTGACGTGCCTCCTGAGGATTATCGACCATTTCTGAAATCGTCCTATTAGAAATACACTGCATCAATCGACGCTTGATTTTGGCTTCACCGTCCTCAAAGGTAAAATACACAACAAACAAACCTTGACAAACCGCACTAACCGCAATATTTATTAAAACTGTAGTCTTGCCTCCACTTACCACAGTTAGAATAATACCTAAATCACCCACCTCAATTCCCCCATTCAGCTTATAATCAAGTTTTTGCCATGGAGTTCTAATTATCCTATTCCTAAGCTCCTGCTGATCCACATCTAGTTTAGTGTGGTTCATTAAAAGATCATCCCCAATACGAGATGATTTATCAATCTCATTTGCTAACAGTCTTGGATCCGACCCATTATTAGGAGTAAATGAAAAACTTTGAAGCACCCGATCGATCGCTGTCCATTTTACCCAGGTTAAGATTTTGTCTCGTATATAATCCAAATCCCCACATTCTGGAAGATCCCTAAGAGTTGTAATCAATCCCCCCTTATCCCGATAGTTAGTGTCTTTGATCACGTCAACTAAGGTATCATAAGATGGTTTCTCGTGATATTTATCAAAGTAGGTTAATATTTGCTCAACCAGAAAGCAATTATTCTCACTTGAGAACATCACCCCTGATAGAATTGAACGATATTTATTGAGAAAATTGGAATCCTGAAATATAGCAGATATCACTTTTTCTTCAAATTCAGGATTGATGGTATAAGATGTTCTGATATCCATTATTCCTCAAAAAAGAGGACCTAACAGCGTAACGAAATCCAATCCTTTAGACATTCTCCACAGAACTATTAGGTCCCCAAGCAAGCCTACTCACGAAGAAGTAGAAGAAACAAGTAAATATTATAAACCCGTACTTCCAAAACCAGATGAACCCCTCTCCGTATCTGGCAACTGTGTTACCCTCACAATATCAAAATCAGGAACTGGCAGAATTAATAATTGACTAATCCTTTCCCATGGTTTGATTAGCACCGGTTCTGCTCTTTCATTTAAAGCGGGATTCCAAACCAACGTATAGAGAGAACCCGTATAACCACTATCTATCACTCCTGTTATTACCATCAAGCCTCGACGAACAAAAGTTGATGATCTAGCTCGAATAATACCACAATACCCATCAGGAATCTTAATCCTCATTCCCGCCGATATATCTTTACTCATCCTCGGACCAACAATTACTGTAAGTCCTGACGCATTGCAGAGGTCATAAGCACAATCCCCCTGCTTTGCCCGTTCCAAAGCTGCTCTTATCGCAACCACTTCATTATCATACATAACTTGTAACATTTAACAGTATATCTCCTCAAACGTTCTTTGACTGGTAGAATCGCTTTTTACTATACGCATATATTCTATAATTAATTCAGATAATTGCCTTGCGTCCACTTCCATCTTTTTCCGATAAAAACTAGAATTAAAATTAATTGTTTCCCTATTTTGTAATCGCTTCCACTGCTCTGGCTCATCTGTGTATAAAAATCTCATATCTAGACTTTTTACATTATATATTTGCATAGTATCGAGAAGGTATTTTAATTGAAGCAAACTCCGAGGAAATCCATCTAAAACCATATCTTTATCATGGCGAAGCCCAATCTGTATTAAATAATATACAAGCGAACGTGCTAACGATTCAGTAGCTTCAGAAGTAGCTGGATTATTCTGATCAACAAAAAATACTTCCCCGAATATTCCCCGAAAGATCTTCCCCATTCGTACCAACATAGGAGGATTATCCTTAGGATAGGATCCTATTAATTTTTCACAATAAGTAGTTTTACCAACCCCAGTCGTTCCAATCACACTGATGATTTTCATAATATAATCTCCACCTCATCATTTTTAGCACCATATCCGACAAGCTTCAACTCACACCTACTTCCAGAACTATAAGTATTCATATAGTGTTGTAATTTACGAATAAAAGAACTCCGTTTTTCCTCTTCTATATAATTTATAAAATTGAGAAAAGCAAAGTCAGGATTTACAAGCTTTAAAAATCTACCCAACTGAACGTAACTAAATGTAAAAACTCTTCTTACCCGCTTGGTTACGGTAGTATACTCTATAACATCTTGACCAATTTGTTCACTAATTTTTTCCCAAGAAGTCTCCTCTTGATCACTATAATGAGGACCACTCCACCCATCCTCAACATTTCCCACTCGTATAGGATAAGTCCGCAAAGACGCAATAATACTACCTAAATCACTAAGAGGAAACCCAGCATTATCCATACCTCGACCTGCCAAACAATCACGAGAGGTAACATATGGCCACGCATGCCCATAATTAAGACTAAGATCGAAACCCTGTGCCATCTCTAATAATGCAGTATGATCACCACCCGACAAAGAAAATGGTTCCCGTAGTAAATAAGACTCCAGAAAAGGTACATCACTAGCAATCGCATATTTCCCCTCTTCAGGATATTTCCTCTCCATCTTCCGTACAGTAGCAGCCATCCCACCAGTCATAGTAGAAGCAATCGAGAACAATTGTTGCTTTTCTAAATCAACATCATCTTTACTTAACACACCTGCCATTGGATGTATAAAAAGAAGCCAACCTTCACCACATTTCTGGCCCCGATACTCCTCGGCTTGCTTGATTTCTTCCTTTAACCTATCCACATCAATCACAGCATATGGTCCAATAATAATATTTTTAACACTCCGAATCAACGATCCCGTTGGTAACATTTTGGTAATAAACTTACTACCATCATCATCTACATATGTATGACCAGAATTTGGCATGAAATCACCGACAGCAACATCAATCTCTGGATATCGATTATAAAGATATCCTGCCAGTTTGCCTTTACCAGTGCTGCCCCATTGACCGTCGACAATAATATTCGCTTTGCCCTGTTTAATCATCCTATTCTCCATATATTAATTTATCTAAGAAATCCTTATCACTAATATCTTCCTCTTTTTGTGATGACTTGTCCTCTTCCTTTCTCTCCTCCTTCTCCTTTTTATTATGACGTAGTTCCCTCGCCTCCTGTAACGATTCTACCTTAGTTTTTCGTGATGGTTCATCGTCCGCTGAATCCTGAACCTCTTCCAATTCCTGCTCATCCCACAACTCAGACAAATAGACACCTACATTCCGAGCCTGAATCTCTAGTGTTTGGTCCACCACTTCTGTTAGAGGATCAACTACCTGTTCCAGAAGTCCCTTATTCACTGGATAGGGTTTACGTGAGATTGTTGTCGTATATTCAGTATCCAAGCCATCTCCAGTCCGCTCGATTTCGAAGCAATGTCCTGTTTTCGGTTCGAGAACGTCTTCCCATTCCTCTGACAAGACATAGTTACAGATCTCTTCCCATACGGTCGTCGGCAAACTCCAGACACGAGTAGATTTGGCATCCTGATCAACAGCAATGGCATTAACATAATATTTCGATCGTGCCATATAAACTCGTTCGCGTCCTTTAGTTTCAGCCAATTCGTTAATACGGCAAAAGACACAAGGTTTGTCTAGGGTACTGGCTCGACATACACCGATGCTCTTTATACCACCATCCGCTTTCCGATGATCAACTACCAATCTTGAAAATTTTTGGTTTCCTTCAGAATCCTCAAACTCAAGCACACGTAGTCTGGTAATACCCTTTTTTATATATCTCACTCTTCCCATTCTTTGTGAAGCTTTCTCCATTTCTTCCCGCAATAAATCACGATTTACAGCCATTTTTATATCCTTTCATGTAGATTTCCTAATACTAATTTCAGAGTTCATTTCCGCACGCATAGTAGCTGAAATGTTAACAAGCATATCCCTACGATGTTCAAATGCCCGACAAATTCTATCAAGTCCGTCCGCCTGAGATTCTATTCTTTCCTGTTCTCTTTTGATCTTAAGCCATTGTTTATCTCGATGAATCCAAGTAAAGTGCATCCTCTCCGTAATCCGATCATCTCGTTCCTCTTGTAATTCACAATAAACTCTCGATTCAATCCCCCCCAAATCTATTTTCAATCCCCTAGCCTGTCTAGATAATGTGTTGTAAAGATTGGCATAATAGAAATACATACCTGGTTGCTGACTCATATTCTGATTTATAGTCTCCCGACTAAATTGAAGATCCTGTTCTGCTTTTCTTAATATTTCTAAATAAACCTTATTCGTCATTTCTTCCTCTTTTTCAATATATCCCCAACTAAACTTATAAGGTCTGTAACGTCCTTCATCACTTCACTCTTGGTTTGTCGAAGTACCTCATCAAAATTTTGACCCTTCCCCACCACTCTGCCCCGACCCACATCAACCCGAAAGGACTCATAATTACCAATATTAATAGTTTTGCCAAGAGCTACAAAAACACGATTTGCCGATTGACCATTAAAAGCCAATCCTGCATCTTCCATTTCCAAACTTTCACTATCTTCCTTTGTTTTTTTCGCCATTATTCACTTCCTTTATAATATCATAACGTCTGGGGTTTAAATTCGCTTTCACTAACCATCTCATATAAATTCCTACCGATATGAACATCTACTTCCAAATGTGTGGGTTTGTTCTTCCAATACCACATCTGATTATGGATAAGCATTGAGTCTTTTAATACAGCAATGGCTAATTTTAAATTATCGACATCCACATCCATTATAATACTATCATGAACCGTTCCAATTATCACCGCTCTCAACTGTCTCTGTCTTAATTTTACTATACACCGACACAACGCAAGCAAACAAAATCGATTGCCAGTAGATTGTACTGAGTAATTACCGGCTTGTCGCAAAGCTCGTTCACTTTCCCAATGATCCGAACTCCTGGCATTTGGAAGATGCCTTCTAGCACCAAACAGATCCTCAACATAGCCTTTATGAATTGCTTCCCTATGAAAACCTTGACGAAACCGAGCAATACCTGGAAACCTACTATTATAACCATCTATCAGCTTTTTTGCCTCCTTCAAACTAACATCAATAGCCTGTGACAGTCCGTATTCTGTCTGGCCATACATTTGCCCTAAATTTAGCGTCTTACCGCGTCTTCGCTGCTCCTTAGTTACATCATCATAATCCACCTTATATATCACAGATGCAACCCATCGATGTAAATCTAATTTTTCATTAATAGCCTTACACATTGATTGATCACCCGACCATCCTGCCAGAATTATCGGTTCAAGTTGTGAATAATCAGCACTCACTAAATACCCATCATCATATCTGCTATCAAACGCCCTACGAACAATCGAATGAACAGGTATATTTTGTAAGTTTGGATTGGAAGATGAAAGCCTACCAGTTACAACTATTGCCTGGTTATACTGCGTATGGACACAATGATGAGGTCCCAAACTTTCATCCCATTTATTAAGAAACCCATTTAACATAGCACTATAGGAACGAACTTGGTTCATATCCCCAATAGCTGGATATTTATCAATATATGGGGCCAAATGATCCTTATCCAACGATCGCATACCTTTCGAATCTGGTTGTATAGGTAATTTCAATTCATCAAAACAAAGCCTCTCCATCTGCTTTCGGCTTTTTGGATTAAATAAATCTCCATCTTTAAATGTTTTAATGTTTTCCACCGCCCATTTTCGAACCCGAAGCACTTCTGGACGAGATTGAAATCTATCTTCCATTTCCACTATTTTCGAGTTTATTTCCACCCGCAATCGCGTCACCTCTTCAGGATCGATATGCATGCCAATCAATTCTACTTGTGCTAGAAAATAAGCAAAACTTTCCTGCATTGCAACAATATTCCCTTGCCCTTCCCTCTCTATTACCTCTGTAAGTTTTTTTTCCGATTCATAAGTAGCTAATGCGACGAGACCACAATAAGTTAATAATTCTCCCAACTCCACTGACTCC